TAGCTATTTCCTCAGTATACCCTGGCATGACTGATAAGGTAGCAGTCAGATTTAATATAAAAGCCTCTGCAGCAATAACAAGTAAATCCTCCACACCGAAGGGCATTTCTTCTTCGATATGCGCTCTTACATCATCGACTAATTCGGTGGATGCAGGTAATTTATTCGCATCGATAACCACTACTTTCATTGTTAGAGGGCCGTTATAGCGTGGGAATACCTTTGCGTCACCTGTTCCAGCTACTTCTAATGCCCATTCACGATAATGATATTTATTCCCTGCTTTACCTGGACGCTGCAGCTTATCATAATAACGTTGTCGCAAATCCTTATCTGTTTCTTCTTCATAGCCATTCACGACAGGATCAGGATTATAGACATTGACTAATCCATTGATAGAAACAGGAAAGTTTTTAATGGCATTGGCAGGAACATTTCCAACCTGGCCAAACTCGTTACACTGAACACGTACATGGGCAAATCCACTTTCATTAAGAATGGCTTCTTCAATTACAGTGAAATAAATTGTGTCTGTGCCTACTAGCTCACCAACTTTAACAGATGTGCCAGCTGTACCCGAAACAATGACCGTAGTTGTGGCTTGTGTGGCCAACTTTCTTTTTAAGCCTGTTCGTTGATACACCGTTCTTGATAGTTCTTCACCTGTCTGTTTCTCTATATCTAATTTCTCTTGTACTGCTGCTATTTTCTTTTGTTGCAAGGAAAACTCAATAGATGGCGCTTTTGTTATGTCGAATATATAGTTACCTGGTGACTTATCATATTCATTATCAATATTCGAAAGCATCCGATCATGAACGACTTTTTCACTTTCCATATACCTTCACCTCCATGTCAAAAGAAGGAATGTCAAAGGCACCCTCTACAGGAATCACCGTAAATTTTATTCGCATCCATTTCCCATCACGAACAAACTGCCAATCTTGAATGGCTTGAATGTGCGTATGCTCCAATAGACTAGATGTAATTTCACGTTTAATTTCCGCCTCAATAAAGGCCCTCGGCAAACTAGACCCTATTAATTCCTCTAAAATCATTCCGTACGGCACCTCTTTATAAACGCGGAATCGATGCCGTTCTGTTTTGAAGATTTTTAAGATCCATTCTTTTAATGTGTCAATGCCATACACAGGCACTAACTTTCCATTTCGCCTGTGAAAATCTTTATTATCAAAGTCATATAAAAAAGACTTACCAAGTGGTGGCAAGTCTGTCTTTACTTCCTTTTTATCAAATTCTAGTTCTGCTATCTTAGGTAGCATTGGACTCACCTACTCTGTCCAGCATAATATACATCTGTTCATCGATTGTAGGCATTAAAATAACCTCATTCCCCTCCTGTAACCAAGTCGGCCCTGGATACTCATAGTGCAAATAAATATGTTCAGCCACAATCAATTTCGACTGATCTAGTGTCACTATATCGTTTAATTTAACAACTATGTTTGGTAAAGGTGAAATGACAGTGCCAGTAGTCATAGAAACAATTGGAGGATTATCACGCTCTTTAATTATTTTAGCTAATTCCGTAATCGGATCCATTACATCACCTCTAGACTTGGTTTCATTGTATGAATTCTTTTGGAAATGGTATGCTCAACTGCAGCAATTAAAAACTTTCCCTTTATGCCTGTTGTCGGTTCTTCTAATTCAAAAAGTCTACCAGCCCGAAAATTATCATCACCTAACAATTCAACACTATTTTCTTCCACAACTTTTGATAACAATTTCAATTCGTTTTCAGCAACTTGTTTAGCGCTCTTTTTCTCATTCTGATCTAATTTAACAACTTTAGTAATACGGCCATATTTCTCGACCATTTTACTATCAGACTTTGTTAAAACAACTTTGTCATTGTTCCCAACCACTTGAATTGTATTGGCCATGTCTGTAATACTACGCCTTTTAGATGGATTCATAATAGCTGTTTTAATATGATATTCGGGGCCACCCTCAAATAAATTGAATGTTCCCGACACAAGAGAATCCCCTTGTTTTTCAAGATGAAATTTTCCTGCTCTCATTTCCATTAAATATTTTACGCCTGATTTCTGTTCTGCCATTTTGATAATATCTTTAATGATTTCACTTACTTTTTTGTCATTAAAAATCTTATCAACTTTCACTGGCAAGTTAGTAATATTTCCAATAGGTATGCCGAAATCATTGAGAATTTTTTTTATACAGGCGTCCCCAGGTAATTTATTAAATTGATATACGGCAGTAGATTTATTTAAGTAAAACGCATAATCAAATCCGATGTATCCAATAGGCGCTATGCCATTTTTTGTTTCATCTACAATAATAGCGCGAGTTATTTCTTGGCCATTATTATAAAGTGCTACCAAATCACCAATATCACACGGATTGACAGGAAAGTGGTCAGTATCATTAAAGGCAATACTAAAGTTTATTTCATCCCCTAATTCATCCTTATTACTTCGCCACATTAAAGTTCCTAACATCGGTGTGATATTGGTCATTGTATCGCCTTTGATTAACCACAATTCATGTGCCATCACTTCACCTTCTTTGTCTCTAAAATGATCTCCTTAAATTCGGATAATGCGAGTGAATAATAAACGTCCCCTGAACCATCTTGAATGCCATATTCAAAGTTATCGATCACAACTAACATATTGACAGGCGTATTTGTGGCTATTAAACGAACAGGAACTCTTTTCCATGATTCTATGATTTCAACATATTCCCATCCTTTGTAAGTCCGATCTCGCGAAAAAGGATAATCTTTCACAGGAAAAAAGGATTCAATTGTAAGTGACTTTAAACCACTACGCCCTATTAATTTAATGTCACCCTGGTTAATGGTTGTAAATGTTTCATGGCTCATTGGACTAGGTATTTTAAATTCAGCTGGGACAATAGGAAGTTGAATAATTTGCTTTCGATCTTGTGTACTTAAAAATATATCCATTTATCCAACCTCCTTATAAATTGGCCAATCTTAATTTAAGCATTGGAACAAACTCGTCCATTATTTCTTTCGCTGTTACGCCTTTAGCGTTTAAGTTTTGAATAATTACTTGTACATTTCCACCATTTGCAGGTGTAGATTGTGGCGTAACTCCTGCAGGTGTAGGTATTGCTACAGCTCCAGGTGATGGCTGCACCATTTGGTCAATGTTATCAATCGTCCCACCTGCGGCACGGATACGCTCCGCTTGACGTGCTGGAATAATCATTTCGTCTTTATGAATATTTGCAGTCATATCACTCGCGACTCTGTTTGTACCTACATCAAACGATGGTAAAAAACTTTTCACTTTAGATGCTGCGCCACTTATCGCACCGCCAATTTTCGAAACCCATTCAGGCGGTTGGAAGTTACTAATTGCATTTTTAAAGCCCATAAACTTATCATATAAGCCCTGGAAAAAGCTTGTGACTGGCTGAATCTTTTGAGCAGCCCAATCATAAATGCCTCCAAATACCTCTTTAGTTTTTTCCCACAAGCTACCTGCAGCTGCTTTAACAGTATCCCAATTTCGATATAACAAGACACCTGCCGCAACTACTGCAGCTATGCCAACAACTACCCAAGTCAAAGGGCTGGCAAGCATGGCCGTATTCATGGCCCATTGTCCAGCTGTTGCTAGACCCATTGCTGTTTTAAAACCCTGCACCATTGTTGTTACTGTAGAAATAACTTTCAATGTACCCATACCTGCAGCTACAATTCCCGCGGCTGTACCAACACCAATAAGTGTCTCTTTGATTGGCCCCCAATTTTCACGGACTGTATTACCGAACTCGAAAGCTTTTTGCACAATCCCCTGAATTTTAGGTACCAATTCATCAGCTTTTTGAGCAACACTTTGTAAAAATTCCTGCGCTCCTGCTCCGTTTACAACATCGGCTATTCCAACTTGTAGCTCTCGCCATGAAGAAATTAACCTGTTTTTAAGGCTCCCTTCTACTTTGGCTGAGGCGGCATCTGTTGCACCCTCAAAGCCTGTCATAGCGTCTTTAGCTCCAAGCATTGCATAAACGCCTTTTGCTTCAAGATCTTCAAATTTTGTACCAAATAACGCTACTGCTAATTGATTGGCCTCAAC